AAACCTCACACAAAGGTTGATTTATCAATTTAAAACATCAGAACAAGACACCTCTAACATTGAGTTTGTTTACGATGATTCATACGATGTTGTGGTATTTTTCAATCATATCAATTTACCAATTAAAAAAGGGTCCAAAGTTTTTGTTTTTCCCCACGAACCAACATGGGCGGGTTCACACCAAGTGAATTATCCAAAGGATAACGACATCACAGTTTTTGGTTTCGACAAAAAGTTTTATTCACCACAAGAAGTCTGTGTTGAAACTCCGGCTCACACCTTTTACGGTGGAAGAGGTCCTTGGATTGACAAGAAAGAGGATTGGAATTACGAAACTCTAATTAATATCAATCCAACAAAAACAAGAAACATTTCCTCAGTTATAACAAAACTCAATTCGGATGACATTAATCCCGAAGGATGTTCCTACAGAAGTAGACATAACCTGAATCAATATCTCATTGAAAACGCACCCTTTATTGATTTCTATTCTGGTTGGGATTTGAAAAAAGAATCTGACAAAAAAAGTGCGGTAGAATCTTATCGATTCAGTATTGCTTTGGAAAACCAATATACTAAAAATTGGATTACCGAAAAGTTTTATGATTCAATTTTGTACAACACAGTACCAATCTACATGGGTTGTACAAATTTACAAGAAATTTATCCCGAGTGCGGTTATTTTACATTTGAAGACGTTACAAACCACAAACAATGTTTAGAATTAATTAATCACATTGAGAATAATGCTGAAGAACTTTATGACAAAATGTTACCTGAAGTTTTAAGAATAAAAGAAAAATATTTTAACAACTATAACTTGTTAAAGAAAATTAATAATTTGTGTAATGATGGAATTTGAAGACAAAATTTTTAAAAAGAGTAACTTGGAACACAATGACAGTATTTCAACTTACAACGGTTGGGGTGCCCAACAAAATCATAATGCTTTCGAAGTTTTTTATAACTTCATTAGAGATGTACAACCAAAAAGAATTTTGGAAATTGGAACATCAAACGGTGGGTTCACGCAATTTTTAAAGTATGCCTGTGACCGTTTGGGTTTAGACACTCACATTTTATCTTTGGATGTCCACGAAAAATCTTGGTATCAAGGTATTATCGAAATGGGTGTTGACCTTCGAATTGAAGACATCTTTTTGAACGGTTATCAAGACATTCCACAGGAATACAAAGATTTCATTCAGGGCGATGGTGTAACTATTGTTCTATGTGATGGTGGTGACAAAATCAGAGAATTTAATCTTTTGTCCAAATTTATTAAAAGAGGAGATTACATCTTGGGTCATGATTACGCTTTCAACAGACAAGTTTTTGAAGAATCAATTTATCTAAAAATTTGGAATTGGCACGAAATGTCCGAATCAGACATTTTAGCATGTTGTCAAGAAAATAATTTAGTTGACTATAACCGTCAGATTTTTGAGTCTGTCGTTTGGGTGTGTAAAAAGAAATATTGATATGTCTACAACTTTAGTAACAGGATTATGGAACATTAAAAGAGACTCATTGACTGAAGGATGGTCAAGAAGTTTTGAACATTACTTGGAAAAGTTTGACCAACTTTTAAAAGTTGAGAACAACATGATAATTTTTGGTGACCCTGAGTTAGAAACATTTGTTTTCGAGAGAAGAAATCGAGAAAACACACAGTTCATACCAAGGTCACAAGATTGGTTCAAAAACGATATCTACGAGAAAATTCAAAAAATAAGAACGAATCCTTCTTGGTATGGTCAATCAGGTTGGTTACCAGAATCAACACAAGCTAAATTGGAAATGTACAACCCACTTGTCATGTCCAAGATGTTCTTGTTAAATGATGCCCGTATAATGGACCAATTTGATTCTGAATATCTATTTTGGATTGATGCGGGAATTACCAACACAGTTCATTGGGGATACTTCACACACGATAAAATCCAAAATAAGTTTGATAAACTTTTCCAAAAATTTGGTTTCATTGCATTTCCTTACAAAGCTGAAACCGAAATTCATGGTTTCACATATCCAAAGATTAATCAATACGCCGGCGCCGATGTAAAGTTAGTTTGTAGAGGTGGTCTGTTTGGTGGAAATAAAAATGTGATTGCAGATGTTAACGGAATTTATTATAACATTCTCCAATCAACTCTATCGGATGGTTACATGGGTACTGAAGAGTCAATTTTCAGTATTATGTTATATCGTCATTCTGACATGTTTGACTACTATCAAATTGAAGACAATGGATTGATTGGTAAATTCTGTGAAGATTTAAAAAATGACAAGCACGTATTGAAAAACGTAAATGGTATTTCAAACTACAACAAGTTAGATGTTAATAATACGGCACTTTACGTAATCACATTCAATAGTCCGAACCAGTTTGAAACTTTGATTAAATCAATGGAACTTTATGATAATAACTTTTTGACGAAACCGAAAAAGTTTTTATTAGACAATTCATCCGACCTTTCAACTACCGAGAAATACTCGGTACTTTGCGAACAACATGGTTTTGAACATATCAAAAAAGATAATTTAGGAATTTGTGGTGGTAGACAATGGATTGCAGAACACGCTCAGGAAAACGACTTTGACTTTTATTGGTTTTTTGAAGATGACATGTTTTTCTACAATGGAAAAGATTCAGTTTGTAGAAATGGTTTCAATAGACACGTAAGTGGAATCTATGAAAAGTCCTTGGAAATAACCAAAAACCATTCGTTGGATTTCATCAAACTCAATTATTCTGAGTTTTATGGTGATAATGGAGTCCAATGGTCGTGGTATAATGTACCACAAAACAAACGAGAAGAGTATTGGCCGGAAAAACCCAATCTTCCCGTTCATGGTTTGGACCCGAATGCTCCGAGGACCAAATTCAATCAAATGTTCTCTTATAAGAATATCCCCTTTGCCATAGGTGAGGTTTACTATTGTAACTGGCCGCAAGTAGTTTCAAAGTATGGAAATGAGAAAATGTTTTTAACAACTAAGTGGGACCGTCCTTTTGAACAAACGTGGATGAGTTACATCTTCCAAGAAACAAAAGCGGGAAACATCAAACCAGCTCTGATGATGATTACTCCCACGGAACACAATAGATTTGAGTTTTACGAAGCAGGTTTAAGAAAAGAGTCCTAACAAAGTATTTATCTTTGTATGGAATTTTTTATCAGAAAGAATGCGACTTTACCTGTTTTGAAGATGCAGGTTGTTAAGGACGGTAGGACTGGTTATTTAGAGGTCATGGAATCTTTAGAGAATGCAACTATCTATTTTTCTATGATAAATGAGGCAACAGGCATTCCTAAGATTGTATCAGCACCATGTTACATTGTGAGTTTGATTTTGGCTGACGGTGCACCTACGGAGTATTACATCTACTACAGGTTTACCTCAAGGGACACGAACACACCGGGAAGATACACAGGTCAGTTCCTTATCAAAAACGCTGATGGTAATTTGATTATGCCAATCAGGGAGGACCTTTATATCAATATCGAAGATAGTTTCATCTCTGAAACTGCGTGTTGTTAATTGACCAAAACAAACCTTTGTCGTATATTTACAGTTGAATGAGGAAGACAAACTCCACATGGTGTGGAAGATAATGTGTCACTCGGAAAAAACTGTATTATGATTACACCTGAAGAAATCAAAGCCTTCTTGGAGGGTAACGACCCTGAAGAGTTTATCGTGTCGTGTGAGTTCGATTATATGTCGGATTCAATCTATAAAATCAAAGAAATTCCGGGTAAGGGTAAAGAGATTCGTAAGGATACGTTTACCCCTTTTTGTTGGGTTGGTGACCTGAAAGGTTTGGGTTTTTATAACAACTCCAAGGGACTTCAGAAAGAGGCAATGAGTAAACACGGTATTATGATTACCAAGTTGGATACTCATGGTGACGAACGAATGGAAAAGGGACTTACCTATATGGTTAAGTCACTCAAAGGGTACAGAAGTCTAATTCAGTTTTTTCGTGAAGGAGGGGCAGACCCTTGGGGTGAGAAGTTCCGTGATAAGATTATGATTCTTCCACCTGTTGAGCAATACTTTATCTCAAAAGAAAAACGATTGTTCAAAGGTTATGAAGACTATGATGACGTAACCCGATTGGTATTTGACTTGGAGACCACCTCTCTTGAACCTAAGGACGGTCGTATCTTCATGATTGGTATCAGAACAAACAAAGGATACAACAAAATTATTGAGTGTATCGACGAGAGTCAGGAGAAGGAAGGAATCTTAGAGTTCTTCAAAGTAATCAACGAACTCAAACCAAGTATCATCGGTGGTTACAATTCAGCGAACTTCGACTGGTATTGGATTTTTGAACGTTGTAGAATTTTGGGAATGGACATCAGAAAGATTGTTCGTTCTCTACACCCTGAACATTCTATCTCTCAGAAGAAGAATATTCTCAAACTTGCTAACGAAGTTGAGGACTTTATGCAGACTTCTATTTGGGGGTATAACGTTATTGATATTATCCACGCAGTACGTCGGGCTCAGGCAATCAACTCTTCCATCAAGTCGGCAGGTTTGAAATACATCTCTGAGTTTATCAACGCCAAACAACCCGACCGAGTTTACATCAACCACGATAGTATTGGTAAGATGTACACCGAAAAAGAAGAGTATTGGTTGAATATAAAGAATGGTGAATACCGTAAGAAGGGTAACTTTACAGATTTGGATAAGAAGTTCCCCGATACCTACGTCTTGACTGACGGTGCCGACATTGTGGAACGATACCTCCAAGATGACTTGGATGAAACTCTCAAAGTTGACAAGGAATTCAACCAAGGTTCTTTCCTTCTTGCTTCGATGATTCCAACAACCTATGAAAGAGTTTCCACTATGGGAACCGCAACTTTGTGGAAGATGTTGATGCTCGCGTGGAGTTACAAACATAATTTGGCAATACCAGCTAAACAATCCAAAACAGACTTCGTTGGTGGTCTGTCACGACTTCTTAAGGTTGGATATTCTAAGGACGTACTCAAACTTGATTTCTCTTCTCTGTATCCTTCCATTCAGTTGGTACACGATGTGTTCCCCCAATGTGACGTGACAGGTGCGATGAAGGGTATGTTGAAGTACTTCCGTGACACTCGTATCCTCTACAAACAACTCGCTGAGGAATGTTACGAGACGGACCCCAAAAAGGCGGCGACTTATAACAACAAACAACTTCCTATTAAAATCTTCATCAACTCGATGTTCGGTGCACTATCAGCTCCACAGGTCTATGCTTGGGGGGATATGTATATGGGTGAACAAATCACCTGTACGGGTCGTCAGTATCTTCGTCAGATGATTAAGTTCTTTATGTCTCGTGGGTACACACCTCTTGTAATGGATACGGACGGTGTGAACTTCTCACTTCCTGAGGAGGCTAAGTCACGTAGATATGTGGGACGTGGTTTGAATTGGAAGGTGAAGGTAGGAAAAGTATACGAAGGTCCTGAAGCGGATGTTGCTGAGTACAACGACATCTTCATGAGGGGTGAGATGGCTTTGGACACCGATGGGGTATGGCCCAGCTGTATTAACCTTGCTCGTAAGAACTATGCGGTTATGGACTTTAAGGGTAAAATCAAACTCACAGGTAACTCCATTAAATCAAAGAAACTACCTGGTTACATCGAGAAGTTCTTGGACAAGGGAATCAAAATGCTATTGGAAGGTAAGGGAAAAGAATTTGTTGATTACTACTACGAGTACATCGAAAAGATTTACAACCAACAAATTCCTCTTGCACAGATTGCACAAAAAGCAAAAGTGAAACAAACCCTTCAGGAGTATAAGGTACGTTGTACACAGACCACCAAAGCGGGTTCTTTGATGTCACGACAAGCTCACATGGAACTTGCAATTCAGCACAATATGAATGTGAATTTGGGGGATGTTATCATGTACGTAAACAACGGGGAGAAAGCATCTCACGGTGACGTACAAAAAGTACCTGCAAAGAAATATTCAGACCTACAGAGAAAAAAACATTTTGAGAAAACGGGTGAGGTTTTGGAAGACGTTCCATCATACATTAACTTGAATTGTTATATTCTTGACCCTGCAGAACTTGAAAACAATCCTGATATGACGGGGGATTACAATGTACCTCGAGCAATTACCACATTCAACAAACGGATTGAACCTCTGTTGGTTTGTTTTAAAGATGAAATACGTAGTGGGTTACTTGTGACTAATCCTGACGATATGGGTATCTTTACCGCTAGTCAGTGTGAACTTATCAACGGATATCCTATGGGACCTGGTGACCAAGACGATTTGAACGAGGTTATGACAATGTCTGATGGTGAGGTAAAATATTGGGAAAAAAGAGGATTGTCACCAACTTATATGTACGATTTGGCAGAAGAAGGGTGGGAGCAGTATATTTACAGCTATGAAGCTGAAACACATAGCTGACTTTAATGTCAACAATCCCGAAGCCGACTTTTGGATTATCCGTAAAGGAAGTGAAAATACTGTCGGTACACCCACTCGTGAGTTTTCACCTGAACACATCGGTGTCACTGTAACTCGCCCTGATTTGGTTATACCCGATTATTTGTTCTATATGTTCAAATATTTTGCTCAATTAGGATTGTTTTCTCAACTTGCTCACGGCACAACTAACCTGAAGAACATCAGTATTAAAGACGTTAAGAATGTTCCTATCAGGACTGCTTAAGTCCATCTGAGGATATAATGTACCAAGTTCCGGCACAGAATCGGAACTCTACACATGCACCTTTGTCGATAAGGATTTCATCGTATTCCTCATCAATTTTTCCCATATCGGGAATAATCAAAACTTTTGTCATTGCCTTGATGGTGGTGTGGTCTGTTGAAATAGAATCCAAACGTACTTTAGCACTTTCTATTCCTCTAATTACAACACAAGACTCACCATGAGTTTCGTAAAATGGTTCCGATACTACGGCAACCTCTGAAGTGTGGATTATTTTGTTATTAAAAACCCTTTGTGAAGGGACACTTTTGATGACAGACATAAAATTAGATTACGTAAATTTGTCTTGGCATTGCTCTGAACTTCATTTGTTTGTTGAGGTTTTCAGCAATCTCCGCTTCCTTCTTCATTTGGTTTTCAGGACGGAGTCTTTCAAGACGTAGTTTTAATTCTTCTTCTAACTTACTTTTTTCATCTTTAGCCTCAGTCTGAAGTACTTGATAGTCCATGATGATTTCACTATCGGGAGTCTTCAAGTTACCACTATATTTTCCACGAACACGAGCCAAGGTTTCTTTAGCATAAGCAGTGAACCAACGTCTAACCCATTGTTGACCAGGAACATTTAAATCTTCCCATGATAGTTCTTCAATGGGTACATCCGAAGGTAACTTGATGATGTCGGGGTTATCTTTAAGACATTGAGCTCTACTGTCACCGTCTACTTCGTAATAGAAATACCAAACAGCTTTACCTGTATATTCAGAGTAGTTACTCCATGAGAAATTACTACCCGGGGCGTTGTAGAGGGTAATTAACTTTTTACCATCAGGTAATCCTGTGATTTTGTAAGTTAATTCACCACCCAAGATTCTGTTAAGAATGTTTGCCTCTTGATATCTCAAGAGGTAATCAAATCCACTTAACATAAAGTAAGAACCGGCAGTTCCAATTTGTGCATAACCTGCTTGGTTAGCACCCAAACCAACACCACCAAATCCATAGTCAGTGGTTCCCCAAAGGGCTAAGTTTTGGAATGGTTGGTTAGAAAACCATAGAAGTTCGTTTACCTCTCTACCCGCAGGGATTTCATACGTTTGGGTATTAGCACTCAAAACAAAGTAATCTTGTTTTAAGACCCATGGTCCCATAGTTTGAAGTCCTACAATCTTCGAGTATGCGTAGGTGAATTGGTCTTCGAAGTTGAGAGTTCGTGTAATCAGTGCGTTAGCGACCGACTTTTCACTCATATTTAAATTCACAAGGTTTACCCATTGTGATTCAATCAACCAATCAAGAACGTATTGTTCGTAATCCTGAATGGAAAGCTCCATCAAGGAATCCAACATATCATCCTCTAATTCTACGCTTCGTAGAGGTGCACCAAGTTGGTGCTTCAATCGAGTATAAATTCTACTTCTTTCGGGTTCCGGAATTACTGCCATGTCTATAAATAGTCGGCACTATCTTAAGTTGTAAAGAAGGTCATTTTTATCAAAAACATATTCCCCCAACACGATTTCAGGGTTGTTTTTAAAGATTACCACACGACCACCTTTTACAAAGACCATCCAGTCAACATTGTAATGTTCGATATCACCCGGTTTGGTAACAACAATTTTACCATCAGTTTCTTGAAGTTCATCGAAACCTTTTACTTGAGCGGTCAATATTTTACCGTCAAGATTGATTTCCATGTCGATTTTTTTGATGGCGTCTTTGATTTTACCAGCACCTGCCGTGACATTAACAACCGCACCTGAGATGCTCTTCATAATTTTTTCCTTAGCGGTGGTTTCCCTACGAGTTCCAACTTTGTCCTTTTCTTCTAAAGTTGTCATAATGTTTCTGAAGGTAGAACTCTTTGGGTCGTAAATTCTATCGGTGAACTTTTCAATAAACTTGCACATACGTTTCATTTCTTGAATTTGTTCACCGGGAGTTTTTTCTTGGAACTCTATTTCTTGTTCACCGACGTTTCTTAAAACCTTATTCAAATCACGAACCATAATACAGAATACAGAATAGTTGGTGTTCATGTTATTGATTACTGAACGACCTTCTTTCTCTAAGTTGTAAACTCCGGGAATTTCTCCATTGTCACTTTGGAAGTGGTATCTGTCTTTGTAGTAGTTCTGATGGGTTTTGATAATTGTGTTACGGTAAAAGTTTCTTGCTGGTCTGTTGACATTGAAGAACAGTTGGTAGAATTCGATATCCTTCCGTGAGCAGGCTTCTGATTTTCCTTCCATAAGTAATTGTCCTATTTGACGGGTTTCTAATAATTGGGTTTCTGTTTTGAGTTCCAAAAGATTTTCCACAAAGTCCCAATTGACTGCCGTCCAAAAGTTCTTGATGTACTCATCTCTCTTGTTTCTGTATTTGAGGTAATACGCATGTTCCCACAAATCTAAGCCTAAAAGTGGATATCCGCCGCCTTCGATAACATTCATTAGTGGATTATCTTGATTGGGGGTAGACATAATCTTCAAAGTATTCTTGTTGGTTAAGATTAACCACACCCAACCTGAACCAAATCTTTCTTTAGCAATTTTTTCAAATTCTGATTTGAACTTTGGTAAACCACCGTATTGGTTCCTAATTTTCTGATACATTTTCTTTCCAACTTTTGTTGGTGTTGGGGAGAGCATGTTCCAAAACAATGCGTGGTTAAAAGCTCCACCGGCATTATCTCTTACGGCTTTTGGATATTTGGATATGTTTTTAATTATTTTTTCTAAGTCATCTGTCCCTTTTCTTTTTTTAAGAAGTGCATTTAACTTATCGACATATCCTTTGTAGTGTTTATTGTAGTGAACGTTCATTGTCTCAGGGTCAATAAAACGTTTCAAGGCTGAATAGGCGTACGGGAGTTTCTCAATCCCGATTTTTTTCATTTCTTTGATAAGAACTTTTACCTCTTCTTTTTTCTGTTCGTGGATGATTTTCTTTTCGACTTTCTCCACTGATTCTTGTAGATGTTCCATGTTAGAAGATTTTCCTATAAATAACAGGAAAGTTTGGTTTATCTTCGTTGGTTGATGCTCTTCAAAATTTCTTCCACAACATTTGTTTCATCTTGAATGTCACCCATGACAGTTCCGATGATTCTTTTCTTTGTGTTCAAAATATCGTAAATGATACCCTCTATTGTGTTGTCAAAGATAGGGTAATAAACCAACACGTTATTTTTTTGACCGTAACGATAAGCTCGGTCTTCAGATTGACTGTGGTCGGAAGGTAGGAAAGACAAATCGTTCATAATAACCGCTTCTGCTGCGGTCAGAGTAATACCAACACCAGCCGCTTTGATGTTACCTATAAAAACTTTTACGTTTTCGTCCGTTTGAAATTTGTCAACCGATTCTTGTCTTTGTGTTTTGGACATAGACCCATCCAACCTGACGGCAGATTTTCCAAAATGATTATAAATTACCTCCAAAGATTTTGTGAAGTTACAAAAAATGATAACCTTTTTTCCTTGTTCGATAATGTTCTCGGCGAGTTCAATGGTGTGTTGTGTCTTTTCATCGGCAATTACCTGTCGAACTTGTGTGAGTTTGGTGAACTGAATCGATAAGTTTTTACTCTCCTCAGGATTTTTATCGTACCAGTTGTAGTAGTCCCCCATCAATTCTTCGTACAACTTTGAACGAAGTCTTAGGTAAACAGGTGTGATAATTTTTTCAGGTAAATCCAACACATCTTCTTTAAGTCTTCTTAAAACCGTTGTTGATGTTCGGTCCCGAAGTTCTTCAAGATTTGATGCCCCCATCACATTCCAAACCTTTCTTATACCCACTTTGAACTGATATCCCGCACAATATCTGACCACATAAGCCATCCAGTTTTTAGCAACAGGTGAATCAACCAAACTCAATAGATTAAAATAGTTGATGGGTCTTGATGTCATAGGGGTACCTGTCAACAACCACAACCTATCAACATCTTTTACCAAGTCATTTATCAACTTGGTTCTCTGTGCTTGGACATTTTGGATGTAGTGAGCTTCATCGATGATTACTAAATCAAATTTGGAATTGAGTATTACCGAATTTTTTCTGTCTTTGGAGTCGTGGAAATTTTTGATGATATCATAATTCATGATAACAATTTCTGCGTCGGGAGAAAAATTCTTACCCTCGCAGACAAAAGATGGTTTTTTTGAATAAAGTTCGTATTCCCTCTGCCAGTTTATCTTGAGTGATGCTGGACATATGATAAGAATTTTCTTTGCTTCCGTTTCTAACGATGCAATGATTGTTGAAGTGGTTTTACCCAAACCCATATCGTCCGCCAAAATATACTTTTTGTTTTCAAGTAAACTTTTGATGGCAATTTTTTGGTGTTCAAGTGGAGGACGATGATTATACTTTTCATAATCAATTTCTCCAACTTTGATTTTATTGTCTTTAATGATTGAAACTTTGGGGACCCAAATGTCAGTCATTGGCTCTGTTTCAAAGAACCTTCCCCATATGTGGTACGCCTTATCTTTTTCAGCCAATAACTTTTCAATCCACAACTTTTCGGGAATCTTCATCAAAAACTTATCGTCGGCAATCTTTTGTGAAAAATAAGAATCGAGTAACACCCACTTCTTTGCGACTTTGGGAACGTTGTCTTTGTTGGTGACAATATATTCTGCCTGACTTCGAGTTGGATAAAACTTTTTGTTCTTAAGGAGTTTGTCTTTCAAACCCAAAATATAATTGTTTGCCCCTTCGTAAGATTCAAGAATTGAAATGGCTTTGGATTCTATTGTTAAATCTATACCCATTACTTAATGTCTATTATTTGTCCAGTACTTTCCCAATAACTACTATCTCCGTAATATACTGTGATTTCTTCACCCACTTCAATGTTTCGTAACGCGTAAAAATCAAAACTTTTTTGACCTTTTGTGTCTGTCCACTCAGCGTTTGGATTTTCAGAGTGATTGTAAAAAGAGGAATACCCGAGACCTAACACGTGAATTTGGTTGGAAGAATTTCTTGGAAAGAAAAATCTATAGTCGGGGAGAATGTTATATTCACCACCTCTTTTAGTTGGTATTTCTAACACAGGTGCAACCTCAAATACTTCACCCTTCCAAATTTTTTGAATTGCGAAAACCCCAACTCCATGAATAGGACTTGGTGCTACTCTGATTTTGTATGGTGGGTTGATAACCATTTTGTTCATAATAATAACAACTAAACAGGTATTTATCAATATATCGGTTATGGCACAGAAATTAGTTCCAATTACACGTCTTGGTAAATTCTTTGGTGGAGAAGACTATTCTCTCGACATCGCTATGGGTTCAGAGTGGTTAGAGGGGGATATGAACTTCACCGTTGTTCTCTATCGTGTTGACAGATACAAGACAAGAATCGACAACGTTTACGGTGAAGCACCTGAGGGTGGTATTCAGTTTTACGCACCTGTTGAACTCAAAGGTTATGTACAAATTTTGGCTCCGACTGGACAACGACTTGGTAATTCAAGAATTGAACAAGACGAACCCGGTAACATGAGGTTTTCAATCTATCAATCTTATTTGGATGAATTGGGGGTTGATATTGCTTATGGTGACTATTTGGGTTATTATGAGACTGAGAAAAAAGTTCGTTACTATTCTGTGTCTGATGACGGCAGGGTCGTTTCCGATAACAAACACACTTACGGTGGATATAAACCTTTCTACAGGACAATTATCGCTGTACCTGCTAGTCAAAATGAATTCTTTGGAACCTGATGCCATTTCCCAAACAAGTAAAACCAAATATCGATTTAGTACCTCCTAAGACACTCTTTACGAGGAGGGAACAACTTTCGGAATTCATCAATAAGGATGGTACTTATTTACCCAAATCTGTTCTACATGCGGATTTGGATTTAGGTATGTTAGAGTTTGTAAAAAATTCTCTCAAAACAACAGTATCGGGAAAAGATGTGAATGTTGTTGATAAAATTATTACCAATCAAAGATGGTCTCAGTTTACTGAAACCTGGAACTTTGTGGACCCTGACTTTAACGTTCAACTACCTTTTATCACAGTGGTTAGAAAACCTGAGGTTAAATATGGAACTAACCCTTCCACCCAATACACGATTCCTGTTAGAAAACAATTTTATTATGCTACAGTTCCAACTTGGAACGGTAATCAAAAGGGTTACGATATCTAGACCATTCCACAACCAGTACCAGTAGATATTGATTATAGTGTAAAAATTATTTGCAACAGAATGAGGGAGTTGAATACATTCAACAAAAATGTACTTCAAACTTTTTCTTCACGTCAAGCCTACACCTTCATTAAAGGTCAATACGTCCCAATCATCATGAATAATATCACTGATGAATCTGTTTTGGATATTGATAAAAGGAACTACTACATTCAAAGTTACGATTTTACCATGTTGGGTTATCTTATTGATGAGGAAGAATTTGAAGTAAAACCTGCTGTAGCCAGAGTACTACAGATGTATGAGGTGGATACTAAAGTTCCCACAGGGAAACGAAATCAAATTAGTCCATCCAATCCAAACGAGTTTGAGTATCCTTTTTACTATACTTCAGGTAATACATCGTTGACTGATTTTCCTGTGGATTATAGGATTGATGTAAAATTTGTGAGTTCTCAAAACGTAGATACCTACGATGTTTACATTAATGATGATTATTATGGTACAGATGTTTTTACCATTCAATTAAATCAAGGAGACAAATTTCAAGTGGATGTAAACAAGACTACAGTAGGTGAAGAGGCGAATATTCTCTTCAATGCGAAGTTAGTTTAATCTTCTCCGTAGATATCTTTTTTTTCTCCACACCTCTCGTAAATAAGGTTTTCTAAAAATTTATACATTTTGATTCCTTGCTTGTCACAATACTTTTTGAGTACTGCATGAGCGTCTTTTGATATTTTAAGGTTCTTGATGTCCTGAGAAGAAGTTTTCATAAAGGTAGAAAAAAGGCAGAAAAAATTCTTACTGCTTATCAATACATATTCAAAAGTCAAGTTTTTTACCTTCGAACTTAATATTTATCTGTAAAATAAATCCGAATAAGAAAAATTAAAATATGTTTTTTCAAGTAACATCTACACAAGCTAATCAGAAGGTATTTGTATCACCTGGTGTGTACACCTCAGAAACTGATTTATCGTTTGTTGCTCAGAGCGTTGGTGTAACAACTTTGGGATTGGTTGGTGAGACTATGTTTGGTCCTGCATTTGAACCAATCTTCATCACAAACTTTGACGAATTCCAAACGTTCTTCGGTGGTACCAACCCTGAAAAATTTATAGGAACCCAAATTCCTAAATACGAGGCGGCTTACATCGCTAAAGCCTATCTTCAACAATCAAATCAACTTTTTGTAACAAGAGTTTTGGGACTTTCAGGTTATGACGCAGGTCCCTCTTGGACAATTACCGCAATTGCTAACGTAGATGGTGAAACTGTCGGTATTGATGCGGGTGTTGCACAAACTTTTTGGTCTGCAACATTTACAGGTACCTCTACTGGTACTTCAGTGACCTTCACTTCATCGTTACCTTCAATTATCAACAACAACCTAACAAACCAATACACTCTATACGACGGTTCAACTTCTTCTTATTCGAGAGATATTCAAGCTTTCATGAATTCAATTTCAGGAAATACTTCTTTGTCAGCAACAACCGCTCAATTCTATGGTGTTCCCTCTCAAGTGGGATATGACCAATTGAACGGACAGTACAGTGTTTTGAGTAATAATTTTGGTGTTGATAGTTTGGACCCATTGGCTAATGACCTAACCGACAGTGTAAATGACCCTTGGTATTACGCAACTTTTGATACAACCGGTTCTTCTTGTAATTACTCAGGTTATTCGTGGAACTATGTTGTTTCTAATTACTACACAGGAGCTTCTAACACATTCTCGGGTACGGTTTCAGGTAACGTTTACTTCTATAGCGGTACCGCATTCACAGATTACTGTAATTTGGTTGTTGCTACAATGCGTTCGAGAGGTATCTCAGAATACTCATCGACTCAACACGGTCCTCAATATCAAGTAACAGGATTAACTGATTTACAAATGGTTTGTACTGGACCTTACTCAGGTATTAGTCAAAATCCTTTTGCAACATTCCAAGTAAGTGGTGTCACACGAACAGGAGATTCCTTTGATTTTGATGTATCGTTTGGAGCAAATCAATCTAACTACATTACTAAGGTTCTTGGAATTACAAACTTTGGAAAATCAAGATTCGAGGTTCCTGTTTACGTTGAAGAATCTTATCCAGGTTTACTTACTTACGGTTACAATAAAGGATACATCAGAGGGTTGAACTGTGGTTACATCGCACTTCCCGAAGCACGTGATACCACATCTACAACTTCAATTGCGTGGAACTTACAACAATATCAAAGTCCTAGGACTCCTTATGTTGTTTCTGAACTTCGTGGTAACAAAGTTTATAACTTGTTTAGATTTGTAAGTATCTCTGATGGTGATGCTGCTAACACACAAATTAAAATTTCAATTACCAACGTTTCATTCTCCAACCAAACCTTTGATGTTATGGTTAGAGATTATTTCGATACGGACGCTAATCCTGTTGTGTACGAAAAGTACACAAACTGTACTATGGACCCTTCAACGAACAGTTTCGTAGGTAAAAAAATTGGTTCATTTGATGGTGAGTATCCTTTGAACTCAGCTTACATCATGGTTGAAATTGCTGATGAAGCACCATTCGATGCACTCCCTTGTGGATTCTACGGTTTGGATGAGAGAATTTACGAATCTCCAACTAATCCATCACCATTCCCAATCATCAAGAACAAATACTTCTATCCTGGAGAAACTATTTACGACCCCCCATTTGGAACAACTGCGGGTGGTTCTAATGTTGTGACTTCAAGTGGTGACAACGTAAGAAGAACTTATCTTGGTATTTCTTCACAGTTTGGAATTGATTCAGACCTCTTGGCTTACAAGGGTAAGAAGAATCCTACTGTGGGTTGGTATGAAGCTTTGGATTCAATTCCTTGGAACTATCAAACTAAAGGATTCCACTTTGATTCAGGTGCTACTGTTGTAACAATTGGTAACGCATATGTTACAAGTGGTACACCAGCATTTGTTTGTGGTGTTGCTGACTTTAGTGCTGAACCTCAAAACCAAACTAACCCTTATTACTTCTTGTATTCTCGTAAGTTTACAATGGTATTCCAAGGTGGTTTTGACGGATGGGATATCTACAGAGAGTTTAGAACTAATACCGACAGATTCCAACTTGGAGCTTCAGGATACCTGCAAGGGGCTTACATCTCTCAGAGATACCCAACCGCATCGGGCGATGGTACATTCAAGAGAATTGTAGTTGCTGACAACACTCAGGATTTTGCTAACACTGACTACTACGCATATCTTCTCGGTATCTTGTCGTTCAACAATCCTGAATCAACAAACATCAACGTGTTTGCTACAGGAAGTATCGACTACGTAAACAACAACAATCTTTGCGAGTCGGCTATCGATATGGTAACCAACCAAAGAGCGGATTCTGTTTACATTGTTACTACACCTGACTACAACATGTACACTTCGGACGGTGGTTCTCAGTACGAAATTATCTACCCACAAGCTGCGGTTGATAACCTTGACGACACAGGTATCGATTCATCTTACACGGCAACTTACTACCCATGGATTTTGGAAAGAGACACGGTTAACAATACCCAACTTTACATTCCTCCAACAGGACAAGTATGTAGAAACTTGGCACTCACGGATAACATTTCGTTCCCTTGGTTCGCATCGGCGGGTTACACAAGAGGTCTTGTTAACTCCGTGAAGGCAAGATTGAGACTCACTCAAGAAGACAGAGACATTCTTTATCAAGGAAGAATCAACCCAATTGCAACATTCTCTGATGTAGGTACTGTAATTTGGGGTAACAAAACTCTCCAAGTTAGAGACACTGCTCTTAACAGATTGAACGTAAGAAGATTGTTGTTACAAGCTCGTAAGTTGATTTCAGCTGTAGCGGTAAGATTGTTGTTCGAACAGAACGATGATATTGTGAGACAACAGTTCTTGGATTCGGTTAACCCAATTCTTGACTCAATCAGAAGAGACAGAGGTTTGTATGACTTCCGTGTAACTGTAAGTTCTACTCCTGAAGATTTGGATAGAAACACATTAACAGGTAAAATCTACCTCAAACCAACGAAGGCACTTGAATTCATCGACATCGAATTCTTGATTACTCCAACAGGAGCTTCGTTTGAGAATATTTAATATCTTTGTAAAGGGGGAGAATCAACTCCCCCTTTTTAGCCACATACCAAATGAAAAAACTCATTTCCGAAAAAATCACCGAACTAGGTCCCGATTTGAAATATTACGCATTTGATTGGGACGACAACATCGTTCATATGCCAACCAAGATTGTTTTGGTGGATGAAGATGGTGATGAGGTAATGATGACAACTTCTGACTTTGCGGACTATAGGTCTCAAATTGGGAAAACCCCATTCAATTACAAGGGTTCTAAAGTTGTTGGTTTTGCTGAGGAACCATTCCGATTTTTTGGTGTAGAAGGAGATACTCAATTTTTAGAAGATTCTTTAGTTGCTAAACCTGGTCCTGCGTGGGATGATTTTCGGGAGGCAATTAACAACGGGTCAATTTTTGCGATAATCACCGCAAGAGGTCATAACCCAAACACAATTAAAGAAGGTATCTATAATCTTATCCAAAACAACTATAAGGGTATCAATCGTGATGAACTTTTAAAAAACCTGAAAAAGTACCGTGATTTTGTGGGTGAGGAAGACATGACAGATGAAGAACTTATCCGTTCTTATTTAGAACTCAACAGATATAACCCTGTTAGTTTCGGAAATGAGACAAGTGCCTCAAGTCCTGAAGAATTAAAAGTGAAAGCTATGGAAGATTTTGTACGTTATGTAAAATCGATGGCAGCACTACTTCAGAAAAAAGCCTATTTAAAAAGAGACATTGCTAACAAATTCATTCCTAAAGAGCCAACTATTGGTTTTTCAGATGATGATGAAAAGAATGTAGAAGCGATGAAAAAACATTTTAAAGGGATAAAAGAACCAATTAAAACATATACCACTAAAGGAGGAACTAAAAAAGAATACTAGTACCGGATTTAATGGAAGAGTAATTTTTGTCTTTCGGAAGTCAAGAGAAAAATTTTCTAACAAGGTATATTTATAAACAAAGATAAAAATCTAAAGAAAAAGAAATACCATGGCAGATTTATTAATGAAAATGCCCATTCCCTACGAACCGAAACGTCAGAACCGTTTCATTCTTAGGTTTCCCTCAACTTTGGGAATTAACGAATGGTTTGTAGAGTCAACAGCCAGACCACACATCACAATTGCACCAACTGAAATTCAGTTTTTGAACACCTCAACGTTCGTTGCGGGAAGATTCAACTGGCAAACAATTCCTGTTGTGTTCCGTGACCCAATCGGACCTTCAGCAGCTCAAGCTCTTATGGAGTGGGTACGTTTACACGCTGAATCAGTAACAGGTCGTATGGGTTATGCTGCAGGTTACAAAAAAGACATCGACCTCGAGATGCTCGACCCAACAGGAGTAGTAGTTGAAAAATGGATTCTTTATGGTACTTTCTTAACTGACGTCAACTTCAACTCATTATCTTACTCACAAGATGCTTTGGCAACAATCTCAGCGACTTTGAGAATGGACCGTTGTGTATTGATTTACTAAGATTTTATTTACTTAAACTTTTTTCAGAATATTTTTAACCGTAGAGCGAAACTCTACGGTTTTTTTTATGGATACAACATCACAAGAATACGGACAAATGAATATGGACCTCCCACATGACGTGGTTGGTCTACCCTCACAGGGAATGTTTTACAAAAACAAGAAGTCTGCAATTAAGGTAGGATACCTAACAGCGGCGGATGAAAACGTCATTATGGCGGGTGGTAATGACATGGTTTTGAATCTACTTCGAAACAAAATCTACGAACCTGGTATGAGGGTTGAAGAATTGTTGGAGGGAGATATTGAGGCTCTTTTGATTTTTTTGAGAAACACCGCTTTCGGTCCTGAAATCGAGATGAGGTTGACTGACCCAAAAACAAACAAGCAATTCACCGCAAATGTAAGAATGGATGAATTGACCATTATTAATGGGGAACAACCCGGACCAGATGGGTACTTTTCAACAGTTCTCCCTGTTTCGGGGGCAAATATCAAACTCAAACCATTGACATACGGAGAGGTAAATGAAATTCGTAATCAAATTGATACGTACCCCCAAGGTAGAGTTGCACCAAGGAGAACTTGGAGACTTCAAAAAGAAATTGTGGAAATTGATGGTAGTCAAGATAAAGGTCAAATTGCCAAGTTTATCGAGACAATGATGATTGCCGATTCAAAACACATAAAGAAATTCATGGACAAAAACGAACCTCGTTTGGATATGTCTCGTATTGTTATGACCCCGTCAGGAGAAAGACTCACCGTGAATGTGGGTTTTGGGGTCGAATTTTTTCGCCCTTTCTTCTGATTATAGACAATCACAACTTTCTGAATTTTATTATTTGGCGAGTATTCTACACGTTTCGTGGACTGATTTTCTCAAAATGCCGGTTTTTACGAGGAAATTTCTTTTGGATAAGTGGGTTGAAAACAATAAGAAATAATAAAAAAACACTCAAAAACCTATTTATCTAGAAACCCTTTTTGAATGGCTGAATTGTTAAAAGGTCTTAGTGAGTTTTTCGGAGCTGAAGAGTACAAAAACATGCTCAATGTTGTTGATAACATTGGTCGTATTCAAGATGGTATTGTAGATATTAACAAAGGGTTTGGAGAGAGTCGACAACGTGTTATTGAATTCAACACGGTTTTAGTCGACAGTGCGGGAGAAATCAAAAGACTTGGGGGAAATGTTTCAGACGTAGCTAATACGGTAGTTAGTATTGCCGAAGGTGCACGAAGAAATGTTGTTGCCACTACTGACACAATTACAGAGTTGTATGCCGCTTCACAACTTATTGGTAGAAGTGTTACGGACATAGTAAACAACTTTGCGGTTGTTGGGGTAGAAATGTCCGACATTGGAGAACAAATTACCGAAAGTTTTGAATTCATTCAAGGTATTGGTCTTAACGCTGGCAAGATTATGGGTACTGTTGTGGACCAAACAGAATTACTCAATAGATTCAATTTTGAAGGGGGAGTTCAAGGATTTACTCGAATGGCGGCTCAAGCCTCGATGGTTCGTTTGGATATGAGCAAAACCGCAGCCTTTGCTGACAAAGTGATGAACCCACAAGGGGCTTTGGAAACGGCACAGGCGTTTCAAAGATTGGGTGTTGCTGCCGGTACACTGATTGACCCATTTGCTTTGATGGACGCATCAATTAACGACCCTGCGGGTTTACAAGATAGCCTTATCGAGATGACCAAACAGTTTACTCAATTCAATGAGGAGACTGGAAGATTTGAAATTAATCCGGGAGGTGTGAGATTGATGTACGAATTGGCTGAAGCTGCGGGTATGAACTACAAAGAGTTTAGCCAACTTGCATTGTCCGCCGCTGACGTGGATAGAAGATTATCTCAAATCAACTTTGGGATTGATGCAAAAGAAGAGGACAAACTTCTTATGGCTAACTTGGCTAAGATGGGTGAAGGTGGTCGATACTACGTTGAAATCGAGGACGTAGGTAAGGTAGACTTGGCGGACATTACTCAAGAACAAATGTCAGCACTTAGAAAACAATACGAGGAAGGACCAAAAACCACAGAGGAGTTGTTGAGAAGTCAACAAGACATTTTTGCGGTCATGAGTCAAGACCTCAAGGCACTTCCCTATCAGTTGGGTTACGCGATTGCGGGTCAGACAGGTATAGCTCGAGCTTTTGAGTTTATGAGTCAAGCCGAAAAGAAAGGTTTCGAAGCGTTCTATGGAGCGTTGGGACCTGGTGAAGATGTCAGAAAAGAGATTGAAGGGATGGGTGATGAATTTGCTTCGGCAATCGGTGCCCTTGTCACGGATAACAACGAAACCAACCGTAGAGCTCTTTCGGATTTGTTAATCAGCAATGCTAATCAAATTAAAGAAGGGACCCTTAACACCGCACTTCAAACCATACAGAACTTCAAACAGATGGAGAATACTCAGGATAATCCTTATTTGCAAATTGCACAAAAGTTGGCAAATAGGGTGGATACGAGTAAGTACGAGACTCCCAAAACAACTACCCAAACAGACACCACTCAGACAACTAACGTTAATATTGATGGTTCTGTGGACTTCAACATCAATGTTCCGCAAGGAGTTGATACAAAACAATTAACAAGTATCATAAACAGTCCTGAGTTTGCTGAGAGACTTTATGAAATTTTTGTTAGTCAGTCTGAAAAAGCACCTAAGCCTCTCCCAAGAAAATAGGGATAATTCTATTTATAGAAAAAGTAATAAATGCCGAGTCCTTTAGATTTTCCAAGTTCAGAGGTTTTTAGAAAGAAACTTGTTGTCAGGAATTTAGTGCCTTACAAAAAGTCACCAAGCTCGATTACTCCGCCAATTAACTACGAAACAATACAAAGGGATTTATCACCCACTGATAGTGATGACACCTTAATTGACAACCCAATCTTTGCCAACAAACTTTACCCTCTTAACCAATACGGTGCTGACGGTGGATATACTCAAGTCAGAGACCCGAACACTCTACAGAATACAAATTCCAACGAGGGGGAGTATGGATATCAAGACGCAAACATTATTGACGAAAGTTATGTGGCGGCACTACAAGGTTTTGCCAACCTTTCACCGGCTTGGAAACCTCTCAACGCTTACGCCAACACGACTCAATTATTCGATGCTGCTCAGTTCATCGGACAACTTGAGATTCTACAAACCAATAACGGAAGAGGAAGTAACGGACAACCCTACCCAAACTTTAATCCGTCATCTTACCGAACGGTTTCACTTATCCTCAACCCTGACCCAACAGGTACAAACGGACCGTTATCTTCAGATTCCTACTTAGCCAAACTCGGGGCAAGTTTCTACAAGAAATCCTTCGAATACAATGTAGCAAGACAAATTACACAAGAAACAAGAGGTCGTGCTAATTTCCTTAACGTAAATGGTGGAGAGGATATCTTGGCGTTTATCAACGGAAGAGTTCCCCTGTTGGAACCAAACTGGACAATTACCGAAGGTTCCACGATAATAGGTGCCGCAGCCAATTTACTTAACAGAGTTTCGGGTTCTTACGCACCGTTTTCTGTTATTCCCGGTCAATACTTTGACCCCCAAATCAACAGTGGAATACCAACAACAGGATTTCAGTTGGCATCTGCCTTCTTGGGAGCCAATGCCGCAGCGGGATTAGGAAGGTTCTTTAATAGTCTCAATTCACAATCAAACTTAAGAGGTTCACAACTTTTCCTTCAAAACACAGGTGGGGGTCAAAGGTCACAACTTTTCAAGAACATTGACTTCAATCTATACAAACCAGGGTACGATAGACCAATTTTTGATAGAGTAGCGGGAGCGCTCCAAGGAAGAAATACAAACAACGGAGAATACTACGTTGGTAGTGTTAAATCAGAACCCGCTCAAGTTTTCTCACCTTCAGGTGATATCCCTGTTGACCAATTTGGTCGTGAGGTTCAATCACCTGTTTATGGACCATCAGAACTTGCACAACTTTACGAAGGACCTGGTAAGGCTCTTCGTCTCGGTGCGAATGGTCCTGTCTACACCGACGGTGGTGGTATTGAAGGTGGATTCACATGGGTATCCCCCAAGTTCAAAGGAAACGCTGGTAAGTACGTTGGTATTGGTGGTAAAACAATTGCGGATGACCCCGACTTCAAACCCTCAGCATACGGACCAACAGAGTCAACGAATTACTCCTTCAGAGAAGGTTCAATATTAGACGATACACAACGTATCATCGACTCACAACCAAGAAGTGGGGGAAGAAGACAACAACACGTAGGAAACGCCATAGACCAAGTATCTAAGGTCTTTAACGATGGATACAAAGAGATTACCAAAGGTTCCAAGGTTATTCGTTACATTGGACAACCTGGTGTAGAGGTAGGGGCGGAATATTGTCGAATCTTCACAAAAGATACACCATATCTTCAATACAATGACCTACAGAAACAAGATGGTATGACAACACAAAACCGTAGATTCTCTTATTCGGTTTTGGATAGTACCTACAATTTGAATATCTATCCCAACAAGAGAGAGGGTGGACAAGATTCTACCAATATAATTGGGGGTGTACCACCAGCAGGGGGTAACGTAGATGGTTATGCTAAAAAATATATGTTCTCATTAGAGAACTTAGCATGGAGAACATCAAGTAGACCTGGTCTTTCTTATGGTGATTTAGCAGTTTGTGAGAGAGGACCTAATGGAGGTAGAGTAATGTGGTTTCCACCATATAACTTGAAATTCAACGAGTCAACAAATGCGTCATTCCAACAGACAGATTTTATTGGTAGACCTGAACCTGTATTTACCTACAAAAACTCCAATAGAACAGGTACTTTGAATTGGACAATAGTTGTTGACCACCCATCAATTATGAACATGATTGTCAATCGTGTTTTATCAAATGAAAACAACAAAAACAGAATCAATTCAATTATTGAATCCTTCTTTGCCGGTTGTAGAAAGTATGACATCTATGAGTTAGCCGCAAGATACTATACAATCAATCCTGAGGACCTGTTTGAAATTCAACAAAGAATCCAAAATCAAGACATCACCACAGAAGAAATTCGTTACATCAAAAATACCATTCAGGTTGGTGATGCTTCTACTTCGAATGGGGGCACACCTGGAGGTGGAAATACAAATGGTTCAAGTGATAGTTCACAAACAGGAAATCAAGATAATTTTGAAGAGTTAATTAATCTTGGACTGTACTTTGACAATGACATTCCAAAGCCAAACCAAGTTGTACAGAACTACGAAAATTACTACACAACCTACACCAGTTCTGCAAACAAAGCGGTGTACAATGAAAACAGTGTCGAACCAACAAAATCATCTTTGTTTTTCACAAACATTGTTGAAGCAAACAAACAAAAGATACAAGAGAAACTTATTCTCCTTGACCAAAGACTCTCCCAATACCCCCAAGCAACCGCTGAGTTAGTTCTCAGAGGAACTGCTTCAAGTCCTGCTTCAGTTGACTACAACCGAGCACTTGGACAAAGAAGGGTCGATGCCGCGGTTCAATACATCAGAAGTATCGGAAGTTTGGGAAAATACATTGATGAAAAAAGATTGACGATTGTATCTACCGCACCAGGAGAGGTTGCTTTTGTTGACCCTGATGGTAACAATGCCACTTACGATAGACAATTTTGTTCAACGTCAGCAGACAGTAGCTCACAACCAATTTCTATTTATTCTGTCAACGCCATGGCGTGTAGAAGAACTGCAATAGAAAACATTACAGTAAAAATTCCACCACCACCAAAGGTACCACCTACTATTGTACCATCTTCAACAAGATATCAAGAAGAATTGACTGCGGTTGTTGATTCAAAAACTGTGACACAACAAGTTGTAACTCAGGAAACAGTATTCAGAGATAACATTACCAAAAGAGTACTTAGAAATCTTTTGTCTGAGTGTGACTACTTTGAGGTTATCAAAGAAGAAACTCCAATGGTATACGACAACCTTAAAGAAAAGTTAAAGTTTTTCCATCCAGCATTTCACTCGATTACCCCTGAAGGATTGAACTCAAGGTTAACGTTCCTACAACAATGTATGAGACCGGGTGACACCATCCCTACAACAAAAGTGGACAAGCAGGGAGTTACTACTTTGGAATATAATAATGCCGTAAACACCTCTTTTGGTGTGCCACCAGTATTGATTCTAAGAGTGGGAGATTTCTATCACTCCAAAATTATTCCTCAAAACCTTACTATCAACTATGAAAATTTGGATTTGAATCCTGAGGGAATTGGTGTACAACCAATGTTGGCTAATATTTCATTATCATTTGCATTTGTTGGTGGACAAGGTTTACAAAATGCGGTAGATAAACTTCAAAATGCTTTGTCATTTAACTTCTATGCTAACACTGAAGTTTATGATGACAGAGCAGATGCGACTGATACAAGTTACAAAGTAATTGACAAACAATTCTTGGATGACTTAGATATAAGTTTACCACCACCAACTATTCAAGAAGTACAGACAACCCAAACATCTGCAAACTTGGACACTATTGGTGGTATTCTTACATCCGAAGTCACCAACACAACTCAAATTGGAACAATTGAGTACAAAACATTTATGAATCAGTTCAAGGCTACAACACAAACTTACTTTACGAATGTTGTTAGTAAGAACACTGATTTGACTCGTCAATACAATAATGCCGTAAGACAAATATTTTCACTAAGTCGTAATTATACAACAGGACCGATATTAGCAAACTCAAATCAAATATCTCGTTTGTTCGGTAAACCCTCACAGATAGAATTCACAGTTAATCAAATCTTCAGTGCATATATCAATGACATACAAAATGGTAGTGATGGATTTATTACCTTTATGAGTGGACAAAACTATAGTCCAAAAGTGATGAGATTGATAAAGAAAAATTTGGAAGATTACGTAAGAAGTAAGAAAAATTCTTTTGCCAACTCTATTACCACAGTTATACAAGGATTAACAACTGTCCAAGAAGGTTTGATACAGCAAATCACAAGAGCAAATACTATACCATTTAATGGAACCGCACCAAATACTGGAACAGATGGATTCCAACAAGCAAATGGTAACATAGTTATTTTCGATGTATCAGGAACAACCGATGTGCACGCTTCATCAACGGTTGCTAATACATTCTTAGAACTTAACGCTGATATTGTAAAAATTGCAAATGACTTGAATGAATTCGACGAAAAGGTATCAACCAGTTATCCATTCACTCAAAATGGTTTGAATTACTCGGGATATTTGGTACAAGACCCATCAACAAATTTGAATACTTTCATTAATGATGTGTTTGTTCCGTTTACCTCTCAAAACATTACCTTTACCAGACCTAACAGTGGAGACCAATTTAGAAACAACATCGAGTTTTGGAACAACACTGCAAACAAAAGACAATACTTTGTTTTGTCAAAAGAAGCGACAGACCAACCAACCTACGAAACATTCAAAACGGCGATTATCGGAAACATCAAAAACATAACTGAAGGTAACACAGACCTCAACGGACCGTTCGATGCGTATTGGTTGGAAATTGCTCGCCAAATCTTCAACAAAGAAAATGAAGTCACAAATACATTTATCACAACAATTAGTAATGACAAACTCAAAAAATTTATAGTTTACACCCCATTCTCATCAGAGAAAAAGAGAGTGTTTACTTATGAAAAAGATGCGTCACCTTCTAGTCTTAGGAAAATTCTAATTAAAAACTTGGGACTCAAGAATAACACCAACACGGACATTGCAACTTGGGCAAACGAATCTGCAAATGTCATAACACCAAAGGTTCAATTGTTATAATATGCCGTTTCAATATTACAACAGGTATAACCAGTTCTTGGTAAATGGACAACAAACAGTTGTTCCATTTGTAACTATTGACCCTAAGCCAACAGACAAGGTCTTTGTCTATAAAGTAGGTAGGAGTAGATTGGACAGGGCTTCTCAAGAATTTTACGGTT